ATCTATTATTCTTGGGGTAGATGGTAGCCCTATTACATTTCACTAGGAGCTTAGAATGGACAATACTTGGATAAAGTTAAGTGAAGATGCAATGCCAGAACGTAAACGATACGTTCTCATATCAAATGGTGATGAAGTCTGCTTATGTAATGACTATCTAGACTTCTCTAAGTGCAAGAAAGTATGGCAGCGTGATCTATATTTATTTCAAGCTTGCGGCATAGATGGCTATGAGTATGATGTTATTTATCCTGTCTATTGGAAATATATTGTTATAGGAGAGCTGCCAAATGAAACTATATAGATGGTTAGCAGAGAAGTTCCTTGCTAGGTATAGAGTAGATCAAAGAGAAGGAGAATTATTCCCTCAGTTCAAGTTCTTTGTATGGGGTTATATCTCAGCACATAATCCCAAGTATGGTATAGCTACATACTGGATGATAAAGATTCCTTGGTGTGTTAATCATGAGTATTCAGACCCGTATGATTTTGGAAAGCGAACTGGTATTTGTACTCCGATAATCGAAAGTTTCTATATCCATAATAAGCCACCTACTAGATATAGACTCTATTGGCAGCCTTGTGAGGATATGAACCATGACTAGAATAGAATGGGAGAGCTTATGTAATAGATGTGGTAAATGCTGCTACTCTATGGTTGTAGATGATAACGGTATTAGGAGTAGGGGTACTATAGTTCACTGTACTAAGTATGATTCTGATAAGAAGGAGTGTCTGGTGTACAGCAACAGGTTTGCTTATGTGCAGACTTGTATAGAACTATTCCCGCTAATGCTACCTAGCTTAGTAGAAGGATTCCTGCCAGAAGACTGTGGTTATATGATGGCTATGAAGGAAGGCAAGATATGAAGACTCGTAGGCATCATAATAATAAAGGTCTTAGACAGATAAAGACAGGGGCTTGTGAAGAGAAGCTAAAAAGGATTGCTGCTAAGCTTAATATCCCTTATGATAAAGAACTAAAAGAACAGGGGGACTAATGTGGTACTGTGCTACATGCAAGGAAGATGTAACTATATTTATAAATAGAATTCAGTTGGATGGGAAAGTGTTTTGTAACTTACAATGCTCTGTAGAATACATCAGGGCCAAGGAAGATATAAAGGAGAAATTATGAGACAGCCTGATATTTGGACAGTAGACAGTATTCAAAACTATAGAGTATCAAGATGTGTTCACTCTGTCCGTACTGGTAGTGAAATATGGATACCTGCTAGACCTGAGCCACACAATGCTTTCTCATGGAGATGGCGTTTTAATATGGCATGGAAAGTATTTACAGGTGAATATGATGCTTTACGTTGGCGTGATTATTAAACAATTCTATGTATGTTTATGTACAACTTATTGTATAGGAGGATTGATATGGTGTACGATCAGAACCACACAATTGAGCATTTACGCAGCGAACTTGAAGCCGCTATAGTAGAAATTGGTCTATTAAAACAATCTCTCTGGCCTTCAAAAGATAAGGAAATAGCTAAATGGAAAGATGCTTATGAGAATATGCGTAATTTTGCTGTGGAGCGTGGTCTTGATATTATGTGCGATAAGTAAAAAATGTTGCCCTTGACTTTCTGCTTATCTCTATAGGAGAAAGCCTTTGACTTACGCTCACTGAGCGAAGCGAAGTAACAGAGCGTCTGTTCTAAATAGTTTAAAACAGTTTTAAAGAGTTCGTATATGCGACCTCCACATACAGTGTATTACCACTTAACATTACGTATACGTAATACCACATCCACATAAAATAAACAAGTGTGTCAAATTTGCAACACACTAAAGGGCTGATATGATTAAGAAACCACGCAAAAAACAAGATAATCGCATGGTGAATAAGCCTAATTTCAATGTCTTCAACAGCTACAGACAACTATGGTATTTACCTGATGATATAAAAGCTCCTGTTAAGTGGTTTACGAGAGAAGAGATAGAGGAATATGAAAGCAAACTAAAAGAAGATAGTTAGAATAATAAGAGTCAATCTTTAAATAGGTTGACTTTTTTATTTAAATATGGCTAATCTCCGCATATAGGAGAATCTATGTCAGAAGAAGAAGAACTTGCTGTTGATAATGAGTACGCTGTTAAGAAAGCAACCCTCGCTGCTGCTAATAAATTCGTTACAAGACCAATACAAAGAATAGATGACGATATAGTAAGACTCAAAAAGAACAACGGTGGCAGACCTAAGAAGTATTCAGTTAAAGTAATGAAGAACCTTATCAATAAATACTTTGCATGGTGTGAAAAGCACGATGAAGTACCCTCCATAAAAGGCATGATGATTCACCTTAAGATGTATAAAGATCAGTTCTACGTATATGCAGGATACCCTGAGTATACTAACCTGATGGAACACGCCCGTATGATTATATCTAATTGGGCAGAGAACGATGTTTATACTACCAAGGGGCTTGCAGCAGGAAAGATTGCTTACATGAAGAATATTCATGGATGGAGTGAAAAGATTGAGTCACAGAACTTCACGGAGACTCGTGTTATTACGGTTGCTGAAGCCAAAGCGAAAATTGAAATGCTTGCTCCAAGAATCCTTGAAGCACTTAAAAACTCAACAGTGCTGCAACAGCTCACCCATAGAGACACCGTTGTTGATGCAGAAGTAGTTCCACAGGTTAATAGACTATGAGTGTATTAGACCAATTAACAAAGTCCCTTGTTTCAGTATATGCGGAAAAGCTTACTAAGCAAGAGCAAGACGAGCTTATAACTTGTCTAGAGATTCTTGCCGATGATAAGAAGTATAATAGATTCGGTAATATCTTCCCTGAAGTTGGAGAGTTTAACAGGTATCTGTACCCTAAGCATATGGAGTTCTTTGGTGCAGGTCTTCAGTATAAAGAAAGAGGATTCATCGCTGCTAACCGTGTTGGGAAGTCAGAAGCAGGAGGCTTTGAAACAGCTTGTCACGCTACAGGTGACTACCCTGAATGGTGGACAGGTTGGAGAGTAAACCATCCCTGTCTGATATGGGTAGGTGGTGATACATCTGTTACTGTTCGTGACATTCTACAGAAGAAACTTATAGGTGAGTTCAACGATATTGGTAGTGGCCTTATACCAAAAGATAAAATAATAGTAGAAGAGTGCAAATTACGTAGAGGTATAGCAGACGCTTATGAGATGATAAGGGTTAGGCATATAACAGGTGGCGTTACTACTATAATGCTCAAGACATATGAGCAAGGTAGAGCTACTTGGCAGGGAACAGAAGTAGATTTCATATGGGTAGATGAAGAGTGTCCTTCTGATGTTTATGGCGAGGCACTTATGCGTATAATGACTACCCACGGTAGGATAATAACTACATTTACCCCTCTTAGTGGCATGACAGAACTTGTATTAAGTTTCATTGAGAATAGTCAAGACACTGATGTAGAGTTTCCTAAGCATGTGACGCTGTGCAAATGGGCAGATGTTCCTCACTTAACAGAAGAAGAAAAGAACTATATGCTTGCCAATACACCTCAACAGCTACGTAAAGCTAGGAGTGAGGGCAATCCTGCTGTTGGTAGTGGCCTTATATATCCTTTAGCATCAGAGTCATACACCGTAGATGACTTTCCTGTGCCTAAGCACTTCCAGAAAGCCTATGGAATGGACGTAGGTTGGAACAATACTGCTGCTATATTCGGTGCATGGGATAAGGATAACGATATAATCTACCTATATAGCGAGCATAAGCAAGGACAAGCAGAACCTATCATTCATGCTTCAGCTATAAAGGGTAGAGGTAGTTGGATAAGAGGTACAATTGACCCTGCTGCTAGGGGGAGAAGCCAAATAGATGGTGAAAACCTATATTCTATCTACCAAAAAGAGGGATTAAAGCTAATTCCTGCTCTAAATGCAAGAGAAGCAGGTTTATATGAAGTATGGCAGCGTCTTTCTACTGGCAGATTGAAGATATTTAAGAGTTGTGGGCAGATATTGAGGGAAATAAGCCTATATCATAGAGGTGATAAGGGGCAGATAGTTAAAACCCATGACCACTTACTAGATTCGTTAAGATATTTGTGTATGGCTCCTGCCAATTTATGGCAATGGCCACAATTAGAGAATAGACCTAAAGTAGTTCCACTAAATCGTATGGCAGGATGCGTATAAGGAGATAACACTATGGCAGATTCAGATGATTATAGGGGCTTAAAGGCAGCAGGGACATTAGCAGGAACCGATGTTGTCCCATGCGTACAAGGTGTAGCAAAACGTAAGACAACTGTAGCAGCTATAGGAACGTATGTAGCAGGTGCAGGATTAGCTGTTACAGGTTCTTTTGCAGGTAGTCTAACTGGCGTTACAAGTGAAGTTCTAACTCCCGTTATACAGACTGCTACAGGCATAGCTCCTGTTACGTCATTCCTTCAGCTTAATAGCACTACACCACTCATAGCTTCTTCTATTACTCCTACTGTTGGGTTGCTGCTTGTAGTCACTCAGAAGGATGCAGGTACAGCAGGGCATACACTTACGACAGCATGTACTTTTGATGGTACCAACAACACCGCTACCTTCAATGCTGCTAACGAGACACTTGTACTCTTTGGGCTTACAAGCACGCGTTGGGCTATTATATCCAATATCGGCTCTGTTGGTCTGTCAGCAGTATAAAAGGGGGCTATGACTATGCATAAGAAACCTGCTATCAATATCAAACCTGAGAACATAGGCAAGTTTACTGCTACTAAAGAGAAGACTGGTAAGACTACTGAAGAACTTACTCACTCTTCTAATCCAATTACTAAGAAGAGAGCAATCTTCGCTCAGAATTCAGCACGTTGGGCAAAGAAAGGAGGCAGTAAATGAAGGGGTTAAAAGATACTCTTGCACTGAACTTGGTTAGTATGAAAAATAAAGAAAAAAAGAAAGATACCGCTAACCAGCCAATATGTTGTACCGAAAATGAAGAATATCCATATGGAACACGTATTTCTCTTGAAGAAGATTCTATTGATAAACTTGGGATAGATTTTGAGTCACTTAAAGTTAATGCATTCACCTGCTTCATCTTTTTTTGCTATTTTCACACCACTACCTTTTAAAGTTTCTAGTAAAGTAGCCATTTATTTCTCCTTAACAGCCATCTCTGTAAGTTGGATATTTAAACTGCGTGTTGTCTTACCATTATATTTATTAGTTGAAATACTCGTAACTTTACCAGCTTCAACTATGCCTCCAATATCATT